CATTGTTAGTTTTTCAATTTTTCCAGATGGCCATTTAACAGTTACAACTGAATCATGCACAATACAACCGTATTCACGTCTAAATTTTTCCTCACCTATACGACCAAGCTCTTCTTGTTTCCATGCATCGTCACGATCTGGATGATCCCACCAATCTGATCTAAATCCAGAAAAACCGTTAATGCCAACTTTGTCTGCTTTCTCATTGCCAAACTCGTCAAAAAACTGTTGACTTTCTTTCCATATAGTAGCAAATTGATCTTCGTCACTATTTGGTGTAGATGTAATAATACAACGTCCACCAGTTGCTAGTGTGGGTGATATAGAAGTCCAAAATTCTTCAGCAATGTTAGGTTGTAAGAACGCAAACTCATCGCAATACAATAACGAAATAGACATACCTCGTCCTGTAGTACCAGTAGTAGTTTGACTTACAATACGAGAACCGTTATCAAACTCCATAGACCCTTTATTATAACTTACTACCCCTGCACGTAAGAAGTCCGGACATAGTTCGTATCCGTATCGTATACGTTGCATAATCTCTTGAGCACCAGTATATTTGTGCGCTGCAATTAGAATAGTTTGATCTGGATGAAACATTGCAAACCATAACAAGTACGCAGATGCACAGGTTGTTTTACCACTTTGGCGAGGTAACATATTAATATTAAACCGATGTGCATGATAACAATTTAACAAGTTAACTTGATAATCAAATGGTTCAAATAATAATTTACCTTTTACTGAATGCTGAATGTGAAAGAAGTGTCTTGAGAAATAAAGATACCCAACTGCTGGATCAGAGCACATTTGTAAATCAATAATCTGTTGTTCTTCAAATCGTTCAGTTTTATGTGCTTTTTTTGTTAAAACACCGTCAAGACTTTTACCCATAATAATCCTTTTTGTATTATGTATTTACAAAAAAAAGCGGACAATATGTCCGCTTTATGATTATATTATAAGTAGCTGTTAGTGTTTTCGAGATTTTACATCTTCATATAACGAAAACAAGTTAGTAACTAATGATTCATGAAAATGATTACGTTGTGGATTTTCTCCACCATTTGTTTTTAGAGCGCCGCCTTTTTTGCTTGCTAAATCATCACCAGTAAAAATTACTGCGTCTCTATCAAACACTTTTGATCCTTGATCACCGGGTATAGAATTTTTAAAACTATCACCGATTACAATTTCTGCATCGTCGGAATTATCTGGCATGTCTTTAGGTTCAGTATCTGAATCTCCGCCAATGCCTTTTAATATATTCATTAAATCGCGAATGCCGTCTGCACCTTTACTATTAATAGTAACGTTCATGTTTAATGATTCTTCAGGAGGAGGTCCACCTTGAATAATAGCTGCCGGCATATCGCCGCATTCTTGAATAGAAGGATCACACCCTTCATCAATGTCTTGCATTGTTTGCATTAACTTTTTAAAATCCATTAAAATTTCCCTAATTTAGAAGTTGGCAATGTAACGCTTCTAGAACCAAGTACACTTGATGAGCTAGATTTTTTATCAACTTTAACAGTTGCTGATTTATCAACAGGTGCTTTTTTTGCTAATAGTTTGTCGTTAACGCCTTTATATTGATCACCTTGATGCTTAACTTTTCCAAGTTCTTTTAACAACGCCATTTTTTGTGCCTCTCCAACTAAGTTTTGATTACATTCTTTATCGTAATCTTTACCTAATATTGATTCGCCTGATTTGTTATCATATGCATGATTAAGATCTTGTTCTTCTTGTTCTTTAAGATTACGAACTCTAATACAGCTTTCATGTAATCCTAATGAGTCTGCTGCAATTTGTCTTATTTGAAAACTAGTTGCAGGATAAGTTAGTACTACATCATATGTTGTAGTGCCAATATTTTTGTGATCAGGAAAGTCAACTTGTGTTTCCTGAATAGGTGTGCGTGATCCTGTAGAGAATGATTCTACAGTAAATCTTTCTAAAGCACCTTTAAGTTTACTAATTTTTGAATCATCAAGTTCTTCAACGACTTTAATTTTAAACTCGTACACTTGTTTTGATTCTAATAAATATTGTCTAAATGATTTCATAATGTATCCTTGATATTATATTTATTTCATATTCTTTAATTTTTCGATAAGACTATTACGGTCTGTAACAATAAATCCTTCGCCTGAAATATTAACGCCGTTGTCTTCCGGATGGCTATCGTTATCCATCTTTTGTTTTTTAAGTTGAAGTTCGATCATTTTAAGTTTTTTATCAATTTTTGCTGATTTAGCATCAATTGCATTTTTAAGCATACTTGCTGCTACTTCAAAAACCCGACCACTATATCGAGCTTCAACGTTCATACCTAAATCCATTAAGTCGTCATATGCATCAGTTGCACGTTGTGCTAACGCATCAAATTCTGAGTCACTTACATCACCTAATCCTTTTACTTGTGGTAAGGCTGCTGAAATTTTATCAAACTCATCAATGTCTCTAAATAATGGTACTGCAGTTGCTGGAGGTGGGGGTGCGTCGGCTTCTTTTATAATAGTCTTACTTTCTGGTAAATTTAGGAGCTCTTCCAATTTGCGTGTCATGAATTATCCTCATATAGTATACTATTTAAGTTATTTAGAACCGTTATGAAAAATATCATTTTCATTTATAACTCTAAATACTAATCCATGTTGTTTGCAATATATCATTGCTGCAGCCCACTTGGCTTGATTTTTGATATATTGTGCTTGATTGTATCTGTTTTTACCAACTCGTTCTAAAATATGCTGGCTTGCAGGTTTTATTTCAATTACTTCGTTGTGTATTATATGATTTTTATCTACATATTGAATAAAGAAATCTGGGAGATAGATTGTGTTACGATTAGTTAATGGATCTCTATATGGTATAGTTATTGCTTCACTTGCCCACTTTTGTATAGCAGGATTAGTGTCACACATTTGCATAAAGCTCATTTCCCAAGAACTTCGATAGTATGGAATTTTAGTTCCTACATATTTTCCTGGATTCTTCGGAGTATATTTACCTTTAGCAAATTTACGACTACTCATACTAATACATTTCTTATTTCATAAGTATTTTCAGGTACTGCAATTCGAAAACCAATTAAACTTGTCTTTTGTCGGTATGCATTAATAACCTGTGCTACAATCTGATTTAGTTGAAGTGCCGGAAATGATTTAAGTGTATCAAGTAACTCAAATACGTTTACATTATCAAGCCTTGCTTGGTTTAATAACACAATCGCAGTAGTTCTTGCACTAGTTATATCAAAATCTCTGCGTTGGAAAAAGCCAACAACTGCATCGATTTCCCCTGCAGGAAACGTAACTTCTGTTTGATAGTACCTATCAAAGAATTGTTTAATTTCTATTTCTTTAGTAGTGTCTAATGGTAAATTTGTAATCATATAACGTTTGCATACCCCGGAGATCTTCCTGTTGGTGTAGTTGTTGGTGCAACAGTAGTTGTAGTATTTGTTTGAGTTGCAGTAGTTGCAGTTGACCCAGTCTGTGGCACATTAACACCATTAGTATTAGTTGCTACATTTTGATATAACGTAGGATTTACTGCTGTAGTTGCTGTAGTTTTAACAACATTAGTAGCCGCTACATTATCAGTAGATGCTGAAAACCCAGGCGATCTACTAAAAGTAGGTGACGTACTAAGGTTGCGAGGGTATTCTGAAGTTAATGGTGACGGAACCCAATCATAATGAACTGCACCAAACCCTTCCATCTGTCCACTATCAACAAACCCAGTATCGTAATGCACTGCTTCGTATGCAATTTTCATATCAAAATTGTGTGCTATATTTTGAGAATATTCTAATTTATTACCCATCCAACCTACGATAATTGGATTAACTAATCTATAACTAACATATTCATGTCTAGCCATTTGATATATAGTGATGTAATTAAAGAACGGAGCAACTCGACCGTTGTAACCATATGGACTAGTTATAGCCGACGATGCTTTTGTAGCATTTTTACTATATGCGCCCTTTGCTGTTGCAACCGACGGATCAGCATAATGATATCGATAGTATGCTTGCCAAACTTGGTTTATTAATCCCAT